TTGGCAGTCACTGTTGTTGCTAACAGGTCAACAAAAACCTGCGTAACCGTAGCGCCCGAACCAGAACCGCTAAACTTCAGCACTGCATCCTTGCCGCTGGCAAGCTCAAAGTCATTCGAGGCGTTATATGTGCCTTGAAAAAGGATTACTGACCGGCTTGACGACAGGCTATTACGAACAAATACAATCTTTTCCGCGTCATTTGGGGTCAGCCTGACATACGCTGTGCCGCCAAGATCACCGCCATCCGTAAACTCAATAAACTTGTTTCTACCGTTAGATACAGCGCCGTCCGTAACAGGGATGTCTGTTGGCGAGCCAGAACTACCGGCAGAAGACAGGGTCAGTGACAGTATTCCGTTGACAGCCTGATCCAAAATGTCGAAGTTGGTGTTGGTTGTGTCGCCCCATGTACCAGACTGATCGCCTGTTGCAATTTTCTCTATGCCTAAGTTGGTCGTATATGTGCTAGTCATGTCTTATGCCGCTATCTCTGTCCAATTCGGGTCTTGATTCGGGTTAATCTCATTCCATGCCACAACGGACGCTCCAGAAGTTGACGCTGTCGCCGATACCCCCGTTACAGGAACGGTAAGACTTCCCTCGCCAACCACAATGCCGACTTGTCCCTGCGCGGACAGCGACCCAAGAGCAATTATTGGTCCTGTTCCTTCGGTTACCGTGACAGACCCAGCTCCGCCCGTTCCTGCTATTCCAGTAACAGCAACAATTGCATCCCCGTCAATAATGACAGAGCCAACCGATGCAGTTGCCGAGACTCCGGTAACACTCGCACTCGCATTGGAGTTTACTTCAACACTACCCACTGACCCAGTTGCCGCTATTCCTGTAACAGAATCGCCTACACCCAACTGGAAGGTTATTAATAAATCGCCATCACCCAGCGTTGCGAAAGGCTCTTCGGAAAAACTCAAACCACCAAACAGAGATGAGCCTGTCTCTGTTGATGTCGTGGGCATGAATGCAGAAACGCCGGTTACGCTCACATTCGCAAGAACAGAAACAGACGCAGAACCTACACTTCCAGTTGCCTGAAGCCCAGTTACCGCCACTGACTGAGTAAAAACAAGAGCACCAACAGCGCCTGTAGCGCCAAGGCCGGTTACCGACACCTCGACGTTACCGTTAACGGTGACAGAGCCTACCCCCCCAGTAGCCGCTACACCTGTTACACCAACTGGGCCAGTGGGGCTTTGACTAAATGACGAAGCGGAAAAGGGATTAGAGCCAAACATGAGTTACTATTTATCCGCCTTAGAATCTATTTTGGCCTCTATGGTGTCCAGCTTCTCAAATATACGTTGTATATCCTGACGAAACTCATCTCGCTTTACATACTCGCGAGCCACCAACACCTCTATGTCACTAACCTCTTTCTCCAGCCTTCTTACGGAGTCCCATAGTGTCTTCATGGTCCAGCCAAAAATACCAGCACCGAGAGTGATTACTGTATTGATCAAACCCTGATCCATTCTCACCCCTTATTCATTATCGCCTTTACAATTATGCTAATTAGCCAAGCCGCCGCACCTGCTAAGATTGCAATCCAAGCTGACTTAACTGCTGTGTCTTTGGCTTCCTGCTGTGCGTACACCTCTCTTTCTCGTTGTGCCTGCACCTCTTTCATGCACCTTCGGTATTCCTCTAAGCCTTCGTTCCCATACGCGTACTTCAAAAGGGTAACTATTTCTTTACGTTGATTTTCAATGCGCTTTTTAGCGGCAAACATCTGTGCGGCCTCTGCCTCAACGGAGCTAGAAAACACAACTGCCTTAAACGGGTTTGTACGTTTTTTTTGACGCTGACTTACATACAAAATATCTGATGCATGACCCTGCCATCTAGCCACCACCTGAAACGTGTCTTCAATACTTTTACCGGCTTCAATAAAAGCTCTGACCCCAGCATATGCTTTGGTCGCCGCCGCCGCCGCTGTAATTGGGTCAATCATTTAGCTTCTTTTAGGCGCTAGGGTCTACCCAGTTTGGGTCTTGAACCCACTTGGGATCGGCACTGGGGTCGTATGTATAGCGGTTTCCCGACCAATTTTCTGGTGCATCTGTTACGTTTTCAGTCAAGGTCGCGTTTCCAGAATTAAGATCACCAATATAAAAGTCAGGAGCGGAAGGATCACCAACTGTGATCTTGTCAGAGGCCATAGCCACAGCCTTGCTGTCCTCAAAAAGATACTTAGACAGCTTCGTTGAGTTTTCCGTAATTGTCTTCATTTTCCCTTATCCGTTTAACAAAATAGATGTTGCTGATATTGCCACGCCTAGCACAATGGGAGACGTTGTCGTAGAAGCCGAGCCATCAGACTGCAAGTAATACGTTGACCCTATTGTCAGCCCGCTAAATTTTTCAGAGATGCCGCCAACCAGCGTAACCTCGCCTGTTGCAGTGTCCGATATAGCCGCCTCGGCAACTCCCACAAACTTGGGTGCAGGTAGCGCATTACTTGAGGGCGGCTGATATACAGTGCCTTGCCCAGAAGTACTGCTATTTGTATGTAAAACCGCGACTTTTGCTTGATCAGGGTCGTATGTTGCAAGTGTTGAGCTATAGTTACTTGAGTTAGTGCTGTTTGTGCTTATCTCAAATCCAGAATCAAGCGAAATGCTTTTGTCTGAAGAAACAGTCGCGTTGTACACATAAGGACGCCCATTTGTGCCGTGCCTCACGCCAATCACTACTTTCTTGTTCACTTCGTCATAGGTAAGACTGTACTGACCAGACTGGATGCCTATCGCCACAGCGTCTCCAAAGTCAATCGTTGAGTTTGTCCCTGACCCAGATACCTCGCCAGCTATAACTTTTCCAGCATTAGAATCACTGGTGTCTCTGTACCCTATGACAATCAGATTGTTGTCTGAATCAAAACATGCGTCTGGATAGTCGGTTATCCCGCTTTCAAACACCACTGCTGTGCCAAGATCATATCCTGTCTTGGATGAATTTATTTCCCCAACCACTGCGGTTCCGTAATTGCTGTTTCCATAGTCACGCCAAATAAAAACCATTCTTTCTGCGTTTGAGTCATAGACAACATTAGGCCAATATCCTACGGCAGACTTGATCAAGTTTGCCCCGTTCCAACTTATGCCCGTAGCCGATCCGGTTCCTGAGTAATAATACGGATAATTAGAGTTGGAAACCGCCTCAAGCATAACCAGCCACCGATTTGCCGCCGCGTTATAGGCTAACGAGCACTCTCCGGCAGTAGCCCCGTAAAAATCACCCGTTCCGCCAAGCGTAAACGCCGTTCCGCTTACGCTACCAATGGCATGTCTACCCCATGTATTCGCTTGGAAAGCGACCCCGATAGTGCTGTTGTTAGAATTAAACGCAATCGAGGTGTGTGAGGTGCTGTAGCTGTAACAGACAACAGGCGTTCCAAAGGTGATCGAAGACCCCGACACGTCCCCCACAACAACAGTTAGGTAATATCCGTTACCGGCATCGGCGTATGAGATAACTATTTTGTCTGCAACAGGCTCATGTACCGAGTCAAAGTACCTGACATGGGCCGATTCAAAAGTGGCCGCACTGCCTTTAGATTCTGATATTGCCGCCACAACACTAACGGTGCCGTTGGTGTTCAGGATGACGGTGTCGCCGTTGGATATGGCACCCGACGCAGTAACCTCTGCTTTTTTTCCCGACGCTCCTGCGGGCAACAAGTCAGACAGATTGGTCATGTGCTGTAGTCCAGATCAATACTGGTTGATGAAATCGCTCGACCCACCAAAACATTACTCGATGACGTTGTGGTTAAGGTTCCGTCTTTTGCAACGTAATAAACCGAGTTGGCCGTCAAGCCTGAAACATTAGACGAAACCCCTCCTTTTATCGTTATTGAGCCGCTAGAACCATCGGATATAGCGCCTCCTGATATTCCCAAAAAGTTACTGGCTGTAACATTTGAGGCGGGTACAGTAATCACCACGCTGGTTCCGTCATTCCCGGCTGGGTTGTCTGCGTATGACACCACCACCTTCTGGGCATTTGAGTCGTAGGTCATGTTTGGATAATCTGCTCTGCCGCCATCATTCAGCGTTATAAGTGGATCGAGAGTTATCGTTGTCCCGCTTACCTTCCCGACAAGAAGAAATGTTTCGTTGCTTGAGCTAAAGACCAACGCAACCACCCCCGCATTGCTGTCAAATGTTGCTTGGCCGGGGCGAAGGTCTTGACTCCCTAGCTCACTCTTTGATGTTGCGACGGGGGTTCCATAAGATACTGACGTGCCGGAAACTGTGCCGACCACTGCGGTAAGCGTGTTGGAGTTATTTGGATCGTTGAAAAAAACGACAACCTTATTATTTGTGCTGTCAAAAGCCATCGGCCTGCCGAGTGAAGAACCTGCGGCGCTAGCAAACTGGGAACTAGACCCGAAAGAAATTGACGTTCCTGAAACCGTTCCGACTGCTGAATCGGCAGTAGTTCCGCCACCGGCATAATTTCGGAATGTAGCAACGTGCTTATTCGCGTTGGTGTCAAATACCGCGTTTACGGCCTCTCCGCCTGACCCACCGGATATATCCACTGCGGACCCAAAGCTGATTGACGTACCGCTGACGGTTCCCACCCTCGCGACCACTCCGTTGTAGTAAACAACAACCTTGTTATTGTCACTGTCGAAAACCAAAACGGGAAATCTTGACGTGGCTGAGTTATATACTACTTTTGTGCCAAAACTAATTGATGTTCCTGACACGGTTCCAACTATTGCGTAACCGTAATCCGATGCATAATTCTCTTTGTATGCGATGACAACCCTGTCTGCATTGCTATCGTAAGCTACTGCTAATTCAGTAGCCGCATAACTAAGGCTATGCCACGCGACAGGCGTTCCGAATGAAATGCTTGAGCCGCTTACAGTGCCGACAACAGCCCAACCATCATTGCCGTCACGATAAACAATGACAACCTTGTTGCTAGTGGAGTCAAAAACAGAAACCCCATCATTGGGTGGATCGTCACCGTCAAATACCGCTTCAGAACCAGATGCAAAATTTTGTCCAGACACTGCGGTAACGGTGCCGTTGGCGTTTAAAATTACCGTCTTTCCAGACGCTATAGTGCCTGACGCCGTAAAGCTAACCTCTTTACCAGCGCCAGCAGGAAATAAATCGCTCAGACTGCTCATGACCGATTCTTCATGTTAATAGTTGTGGCTTTAATAGCCTGACCTATTTTTACTGCTGGCGACGTAGACGTTGTAGAAATAGTCCCATCTTCCTGTACATAATAATCAGAGCCAATGGTCAGCCCAGACTGAGACTCGTTGAGTGAGCCCACCGTGTTGACTGTCCCAGTAGCCGAGTTTGATATCGCTTGTGCGGCAAGCCCAATAAATGACGTTGATGTCAAGTTTGTCTGGATTGGTGAAAACGCCCTGCCTGACAGGCGCTGACTATTGTTTGGGTCTGAAAACGTGACATGCATTTTTCTGGCGGCTGTGTCATCACTTAAAGCGGCCACCGTGTAATCCGCGTCTGCTCCAGAGGCCGTTGTGCTATCAAAACTAATAGACGTTCCCGACACTGTGCCGGGATGCAACAAACCGCCACTGGAAGACGAGGATGTAGAAATTACGACTTTTTTGGCGGAAGCCATGTACTCTATTGACGAATATCTGTTTGCAATGCTTTCTGACAAAAACACCGTTTCTGTCCCAAACGAGATGTTAGTGCCAGACACTGTACCGACAGCATAAGCCGCATAGCTGTTTTGACCCTCTCTCCCAGCGACAACGATTTTCCCGGCAGACGCATCAAATGTCGCGGCTAGTGTCAGACTGCCAAAGGTGGAGCTTCCAAACTTTGCAACAGTGCCAAAAGAAATAGACGTTCCGCTGACGGTTCCAACAACAGCCGTACCACGGTTATTGTCTGCGCTATCCGTGTAGATAATAACTATTTTTTCATTTGTGCTGTCGTATACGACTCCGCGTCCTTCTAAAAGAGTGTATGCTGACTCAAAAGTAGCCTGTGAGCCAAATGAGATAGTGGTGCCGCTGACAGTCCCTACGGACGCTTTTCCGTAACTGCTACTTCCATTGTCTTGCAGGGCCACCACGAATTTATTCTCTGCGGCGTGATAGGCAATGGAGTTGTCTCCTGCCGTGGCATTACTGTCGATAGTCTCAGCATTTCCAAAGCTAATGCTTGTCCCGCTAACAGTTCCCACACGAGCCTTGGTGCCTCCCGTTTGATCCTTGTAGGAAACAACAACCTTGCCATTGCCAAACGCAATAGACGGTCTTTCTATACTGGTAGATGTCCACGCAACAGGCGTTCCGTAACTAACCGTGGAGCCGCTGATCGTCCCGACCACAGCGTAGCCATAATTAGATGAGCCTTGGTAGGCGATTACAACTTTGTTGTTGGTGCTGTCATATGCGGAGCTAGTGGTTCTTGTGTTGATGTTAGTCTGCGTGGATATTTCCACAATAGAACCTATGGCGGCGGCAACATTTCCAACGGATGTAACCGTGCCGTCAGAGTTCAATACAACTGCGTCGCCATTGGATACAGCGCCACTTGCCGTAAACGTAAAGTTATTCTGGCCCCCGCCCGCAGGCAATAGCTCGGAAAGGTTGCTCACTCAAACGCTCCACCCAATGGTGCTGTTGATATACGTCATGGTGATTTCTGCAAAGTTCTTGTCGAACGTCAGGTCACTAGCACTCGACGCAATGTTTGAGCCATTTCTGGCGACAGTAAATGTCGTCGTGGCGGCGGCCCCCGTGCCGTCTTTGATGGTGACTGAGTTGCCCGCACTAGGCGAAGCAGGAAGCGTAATTGTAATGCTACCCGCTGTTGCGACTACAAAATCTCCTGCCACAGCGGTGTAGTTGGCGCTTTTAAGCAGTGGGTCGGGCAGGGAGTTCGTAAAAGCCAGCTTGCCACTGCCGTTAGTGTTGAGAATCTGCCTTGCGCTTCCCGTTGCATTAGGTAGCTCTAGGGTGTAAGTAGCTCCAGCACTGTGCGGTGGCCCCTTTAGCGTTACCCCGTGCGAGTTGCTTTCGCAGTTAAACCTAACCGCCCCGGCGTTAGTATTGCCGTATAGCTCAGTGAACCCGGTGCCATTGGGAAACAGCTGGATGTTACCGTTAGTGTTTGTGGACTTAATTGCGTTAGTGTCAAACTGGAGGTTCTCAATAGACACCACGCCATCGGCGTCTTCTACAACCGCCTTGTCCGCAGGAAACGCGCAAAATATAGACTTGGTGCCCGCCTGTAAGTTAACAGCAGAGCCGCTGTTAGAGCTTGCCAAAACTGTAGTCCTCGTAAGGGTGTTGCCACTACTGGCGTAAGTCCCAAGACCCACCTCAAAGGCTGAGTTACTGGTGTCTACAATCGCATAATAAGTTGTGTCTGCATTCGATAGGACAGACGAAAACGTCACAAAATTGGTGGCCGCGCCGCCTAAAGCAATCGCACCCGTCCCGGTGGTTGTCGTTGTCTCCTTGACGCGGTCTTTAATTACGAGAGCCATAACATAACCTTCAAATATCTGCGGCGGGGTTAGGGTTTACCACCCAGTTTCCCTGCTCCTCGGACCATAAATATGCCCCACCGTCATCGGGGTAGGGTGTCGGCGGTTGCCATTCATAATCGCTATCCAACGCCCAACTTGGAAACGGCTTGGGAAACAAAAACACGTTGTTAGCAGAGTCATACGAGCCACCTATGGGGGCAAAACGCTGTCTAAAGTTGTTGTTGTAACTTGTCTGCACCCATGTCCCGCCCAGCAAGTTTTGACAAAAATCCTTCCCCAATTGCTCTTGTTCAATGCCGCCATCGTCCGTGATAACGTCATTGCTAACCACAATAACCCTGAGAACCACACCATCATCGGAAATTTCTGCAAAATGAGCCATATGCCTTACCTATGAGATGGTGATTGTTCCAGATGACTCAAACTTATAATAGTTATATCCAGCAGAGTTTGCAGTTGCTGGGCTACCGGTAGTGGTTGTGGTGAGGTTGTCTGGAACAAGAATCATAAAAAAGCCGCTACCTCCGTTGCCGCCCGTAAAAGAATTTGCCGCTTGGGCGCGTGAACCACCACCACCACCACCTCCGGTGCCGGTTGAGCCTGAGCCACCACTGGCGTTATAACCACCGTTGCCGCCGCCACCACCAGCAGTACCAGCAGTACCGTAGTAGCCACCCGCGCTGGTGTAGTACAAACCACCACCGCCGCCACCACCGGAAAGGTCACGGCCTCCACCAGCGGCGGCATAATTAACGGCGCTACCGCCATTGCCGCCGTTATACCAATAATAGGGCGGTCCAGTTCCGGGCGGCGTGTAATTGCCGTTGCCACCAACAGACCCCTTGCCGCCGCCACCACCGGGGCCAGATGCGGAATCATTAGGTATGCCGCCATTATTACCCTGACCGGCTGTTCCTTGACCGGCAACAGTTGCGCCCAAGCCTGAGCCACCACCTGAGCCGCCGTCTCTGCCTTGACCATTGCTGTTATGGCCGGGGCCACCGCCTCCGCCTCCAGTTGCAGTAATGGTTGTAATGTCAGACCCAGAAAATGTACTGTTACCACCATCGCCGCCTTGGCCGGTGCCGTTAGATGCTCCTGAGCCTCCACCGCCAATGGTTATGGTGTATGTAGTGCCAAGATATAGCACAACACTGTTAAGGTACCGAAGTACACCGCCGCCACCGCCACCGCCGCCGCCAACACTGCCGCTGTCGGACGTGCCGGGACCGCCGCCTCCCCCTCCTGCCGCAATCAAAAGTTCTGTTATGGTCAGGGGCGTGGCACTTACGCCGGGATTGAATCCAATTGCTGAATTAGCGCCAAATGTTGATAAAAGTGGAGGCATTATGCGTACTGAGTCTGACTAGCCAAGACAGTAAACGTGGCGTCTGCCGTCTTAATAATTGTAAACACATAGGCATCAATGGAGCTTGCGTTGCCTGATGATGGCGCAGAACCGCCCGACCACTCAGGAGTAACTGACGAGCCATCAACTTGGTAAGTATTTAGGTAATACGCAGAGCTTCCCTGAGTCATCAAAATGGCGGCTGTCATGCTTTCCCCTGTAGCCATCACAGAGTTTAGGGCTGTAGAGCCGTCACCGCGAAAATTGATCGTTCTATTTGCCGCTTGGTTTGCCGTGTAAAACTCAACCGCCTGAGTCAAAAAATCAAAGTTTATCGTGCCCGTTGTGCTAGTTTGGGTAGTAACCTTTTCAATCATTTCGGCAACAGAGGTAGTGCCAATAAACTTAACCTTAGCCCCTGAGTCAGCGGTCACCGCCTTGGACGCCTGCGAAGTGCCCAGCGTTGTTATATCTAAGTAGTTAATTTCTGCCGCAGTTGCGGTAACCGCCGTTCCGTTGATAACTAGCTGGTTAGAGGCGTTTAGGAAAACAGATTTTCCTGCGGGGTAATTAATAAATACGTCTTTTGTGCCCGCCTGCAAATTAACGGCTGACCCACTATTAGAGCTAGCAAGCACGGTGGTTCGCGCCAGCGTGGTCCCGCTTGCAGTAAAGGTGCCAAGACCTACCTCAAAAGCAGTATTAGTGTCATCGACAATGGCGTAATAGGTAGTGTCACCGTCTGACAAGGCCGAAGTGAACGTAATAAAATTAGGTTCAGCCCCAGCAAGCGTAATTGCGCCCGTGCCTGTCGTAGTGGTCGTCTCTTTTACGCGGTCAGCAACAACAAAAGCCATTTTTATGCAATCCGAATAACAGCGTTAGATGCGTCAGCAGTTGGGAACACGATGGTAAAATCGCCAGAACTGGAGGATTTATCAGAACCAAAATCCAAAACAACAACTGTGTTTGTGGTTCCGCTTCCGCTACCTGCCGTGGTGTTATATATAAGTGCTCCACGCGCCGTTAAAGTACTGCTGGAGAACGTGAGATCGGCGAAGTCGGTAAGGGCCGTTGTTCCTGACGTGGTAGGAGTAACATTAGTAAGCGTCCCGCCACCGGCTGAATAGCCTGTACCACTAATCTCATTAGATGTTGTGTACGCGGTGGTTGCCGCATTAAAAGAAGCACTGTTGGTATACATTGCCAGCTTATATGTATCACCCGAGCTATTTGTAAAATCATGTTTCGCCTGAAGCAGTTCCTGCTTAAACGACGTACACATAAAGTTTCCGCTAAAAGCCATATCACATTCTCCTGATAAGTTCGGCTAGGTCTTTTTGCCCCGCATCAAGAAGGGCGTTGTACACTGTAGTTCGGTCGCTTTTCGCGGCCTCTTTCATGTAGAAAACAAGAACCGCTCTAATGTGATCCTTGAACGCCTGCGCCTGTGCCTGCACTTCTGGCAACGCAGTATCGGCTACCGAGATGATCTTATCTAAGCACCTCTCAGCAATCTCATCTGGGGAAAACCCCCTGTTCTGTGTCGTGTGGACATTAACGCTACCCACCTCAAAACCACCGCTAACACCAATCATCCTCTAGGCTTCCTTACCTCACCGCTACGATAACTGTCTGTCGTGCTGTATCCCTCTCCCAACTGTTCAAGTTTTGCTAATGCCTCTGCATACCTTTGGGCATATAACTGCATTAAATCTGGGTCGCCCTTCAGGTATGTATATGCCTCTACTAGACACCCATATAAAAGCGTGGACTCAGCGTTAGTACCGAGCCAGCTAGTGCCGTCTCCAGATGTGGTGATTGAGGTAGGCTTGTGGAAGTAATGCAGTTCTGCATCGTATGCAGAATCAGGGGTGGGGCCGAGAATAAACGCGGTGCGGCTAAAGATGCCGTAGTATTTTGGCGCTCCCTGCGTTGTCGTTAGCGGGTACGCCTGACGTATAAAGTTTACGTCCTTAAAGATCAGATACTCAAAGCCGGAGTTGTCGATAGCTAGTGAGTAGGGTGTCAAAAAATCTGTAGGCATGATCAGGTACTGGTTACCGCTTGCCACGGAGCCAGAAACATTCTTACGAAAATCAGGCAGTTGCACTGTCTTCAAAATTTTGTCTTCTGCCTGCGTAATAATGGTTGTCAGATTATTGACAAAGCTAGTCTCATTTGACTCGCAATAATCCTGTATCGCCTGTTTTAGGGAGGTAAACGTAAACGCCATCAGGATGTCTCCACCGTTACCCGCCCAACAACACCCGCCATATCAAGACCGACAGTCCGGCTTCCAAGCGCCGTATTGCCTCCCCCGACAGGATCGAACGCAGAAAGCGCACGACTTTCATCAAGGCTGTCGTCAGGTCTCGGAAACCGAAGCGCCTGTGGATCGTTCGCATTGACATCCCCCAGTTTCAACTGAGGCTGATCCTGATCTACAACATCCCTGCCAACCAGCAGACCGTTCCAGCGTCCATCCTCAATCTGTCTGACCAAGTCGCGCAGTGGATATCGGAAACCTGTCCGATCACAAAATCCAAACGCCTTGGAGCCTTTCGCGTAACTGCTCATAAATTGTTATACCCACCGGGAGCCATGTAAAGCGATGCCTTTTCTCTGGATGCGTCTGCCGCCAGATTCCACTGCTCCTCATACACATCCTTGAGTGCTGGTGCCAATTGTATTGATTCAGGCTTCTTGCTCGCTATGTAATAGGCTAGACCAGCTACCATGCACGGCAGATACCGCGCTGGTACATCCATGTTGTTGGACGCTGGCTTTCCGGTGTCCTCTATCCTGTCTAGGTAGTAATACGCAAACGTGTAGGTTGTTGTTGCGTCTGGCACAGGCCAGAAGTGCAACGTCAGTCCCGCAGGCTTGCGCTCAACGTAATACTGTAGCGGCCTGCCCTGCGTCAGCTTGTTAGTCTGATGAGCGTACTGGCTCACCGAGATTCTTTGCATTGTCAGATCAGACTGCTTGGAGGTGTCTCCTGCGTCAGTTCGCAAAAGCCCCTCTACAATATCCTGCTTTTCCGAGGTCAGATCGTATGACGAGGTGCCTGCGGTCAGAGTCTGCGTAGCATCCCTCACTGTCCACAAGTTAAGACCACGGTTCTGCCACTCCAGCATCAACAAATCCAGACTGCGCCGTGCCGTCCGGTAGTCATAGCCGCTTCGTAGCTCAGACCCTGCTCGCTCAAACGCCTCCTCAAATATATCTGACAAGTCAAGAGTAAAGGCTGTCGTGCCGCTAGTCGCCATCAGACCATCCTCCCTCTAGTCCTGCCCCGCATAGCTATGCCATTCCTGCATTTTGCAGGAGGTATTCTGCCGCCACCAGACTTCTTGCTGACGCCAGCCTCAGACAAAGCAATAGCTATCGCCTGTTTCTTGTTTTTGACTTTTTTGCCAGAGCCGCCGGACTTCAGCTTGCCGTCCTTAAACTCCTTCATCACCTTCTTAACCTTTCGGGAAGCGGGTGCATTTCTGGTTTGCTTGCCAGTCTGCGCTCTGCTTATAGGCATATCGTCACCAGTTCTTGCAAGACCAATAACGAGCGGACATCTTGCTTGGCGGCTTAGAGTCGCACTTGTGTCTTGCACGGAAAGACTTACGCCGCCCCGGCTGGCTCTTCTTGATCTTCATATTCTTGTCGCCGTAGCGGATGATTTTTTCTTTTCCATCCTCACACGCCTTGACCACAAACTTCTTCTTGGGGTGGCTAGGCGTTCGCTTTGGCTTATTACACGACATGGACTTCTTGCTAACCTTGCCGCCCTTTTTGTAATACATACGCATTACTTTCGATGCCTCGCTGTCTTCTTGGCAATCCGCTTGGGTTGCTTTGAATGTTGCTTGCCTTTCTTAGTATCTGCGCGTTTTTTCCGCGTAGTCGCGGCATATTCTTTGGATGACATGGACTTGATGGCCTTCTCAGGAAGGTAACGCTCGCCAGTGGCTTTTGCACCCTGAGTGCTGGGTTTACCAGACTTGGTGCGCCACTTCTGCTTCGTCCACTTCTTGAGGGACTTTTGCGACTTCTTGAGCGCCATCAGTCCTTGTATCCTCCCCCAGCCTTCTTGTAGGCAGAAGCAAGCATCTGCGCCTTACGCGCTGACCACTGCCCCGGCTTACCGCCCTTGCCGCCAGCTTTTATTCTATTGAATATCCGCTTTCGCAGTCCGGGCTTGGTGTAGTTTCCCGCCTCATTGACGCGGGACTTAGACTTCTTAGTCTTGCCGCCTTTTTTGTAATACTGCCTCATCAGCCGTAGTTCTTCTTCAGCTTTAGGACGACAGAGTAAGTGTCGCCATTACTCGCGCCTGTGGTGGTGAAGAGAATGTCGCCTGTTTTACCAGAAGCGGCGGCGGTGTTGGGCAGGCCAACAAAGTCAGAAAAGTCCAGCGTGTCGCCGTAGTCGGCAATCAACTCCCACGCCAAAACATTCGTGGTGGCATCAAAGAAGATTTGCACACCCATCCCTTTGGTCGTGTACTGGATACTTTCGATGTTGACGCTGGTACAAGCTCCCTTGCCTGCGGGGTCTGAACTCAACGCAGAAACATCTACCTTGGCAACAGCCGATTCACCCGTGCCATCACTGACGTTGGTGAAATACATGATCGCTGTGCGAGGGCCATCCTCAATAGTCTTACTTGTGACTGTATCAGCCATCTTATCCTCCAGATAAGGGGGCCATGCCCCCGTCAGTTTATGATGCGTCTGAAGTGGTAGAGATGCCGAAAAACTTGAGGACAACAACTGTGTCGCCACCCGGATCGCCAGAAAGCACAATCTCTACTTCGTCTGCTGTTTCTGTAGACGCAGTGGTTGTACCACCGGACATCCCGAGAACGCCATTGCAGGGGAAAAACCCTTTGAAGCCTGTAGAGTTGACAGCGGCAGAGATGCCATCGACAAAGCCGTCAGTGTCTGCATCGGTGCCAATGTCGTTAAGGTTGACGGAGTTAGCGGAAGCTGTGGTAACAGCGACCAACACACCCATAGGGATAAAGTTTGAGGGGATGCCAATAGCGGCTTCCTTACCCGTCGTTGCACCGTCAGCCACAGTAATCGTAGCCTCGTAGGTGGATAACGTCATGGTGCTGGTAATAGAGCCAGTAGTGGAATTTTTGGTGATATCTGAAAAACCATTTTCAGAACGGACGGGACCGCTGAATGTAGTATTAGCCATGTGATTCTCCTGTCTTGGCTAGTGTCTAATGTTCCATGTGGAACAGTTAGTCAGGGAAAAAGGGGGGCAAAGCCCCCCGACATTTTAGGAAGTTCCGGGCGAGCCGTAAATTCCGAGTGGATCAGATACGCCGAAAGAGTAACGAGCGCGAGCTTTGTAGCGCACGTTTCCTGTATCGAAGTCTCCGTCCATTGATGTTTCAAGCGCGGTGCGCTCAAAGTGCTTCATGCCGTTCGGTACATCGGTAATCAAGAAGAAGGCGTTGGTGTCCGTCAAGAAGTGATTGACAGAGTAGCCTTCTGGAATTGACCCGTTGTTACGAAGGGCGTTGATGTCGTTGTCAGCAGTTCCGACTCGACCTTCAGTCTCAAGCAAACGAGTTGCTACAAACTGAAGTGCGGGGGGAACAATCAAACGACGGGGGCGAGCCGCGATCAGCAGTCCACGCTCATCGGTAAATGCGGCGATGTTAATCACAGCATCTTCCAGAGAGGTTTCGTTCAGATCAGCCGCAGTGGTAGGACGGTTGGCATTAGTGCCACCATTCACCAGCGGGTGAGCCGTGCTGAACAGCGTAACGCCGTCACCAGATTGGAAGGTGTTGAAACCGTTGTTCAACGGATTCGCTGACTTCACTTGCTTGGTATGCGCCATTGCCCTTGCAAGAGCTTTTGTATATCTTGCAGACAATGAGTCATATAGATTGTCCTCCATTGCTTCTTCTGTGATACTGAAGCCGAGAGCAATCGTTTCATGATTATACCTAGCAGTGAACGACTCTTGTGCCGAGTCATAGCTGATGGCCGCGCCTTCAGCTTTAACTGGTGCGGCACCAAAGCCGGACAGCTTCACCTCTTCCTCAAACGAACGCTCAGATGATTCAGTTTCGTAAATCATCGTGTGCTCGTCGTCGTACCGCTCATACTCCAAGCCGAACAAAGCGTTCAGACCGGGGAGCAGTTCTTTCAACATTTGTGCGCGTGAAATAGCCATTTCCTAAGTCTCCTTAAACGCCGAGCTTGGTTTCGTAGGCATGGCTAAGTGGGAGATAGGTAACAATACAGTCGGTGAAAGCATCACCTACTGAACTCTTAGGCCCATCCACGAAGTCCACAACACGAAGCGGAAGCGAGTTGGTAGTTGCGATTGAACTAGCGTCAAGAGCGTTTTTGCTCCTGCCGATAGAGGTTGAACCAGCAGTGCTAATAGCTGAGACGTTATTACCCAGACCAGTCTGAGCAATAGAGCCATCACCCTGCATCTGGAACAACAGCTTGGGATCATCCACGACATAAGCCATGATGTCATCCGCCGCTGTTGAAGCAGGGAAGTACTGGTTAAAAGTCAGTTGCCCAGTGCCGGGGTCAGTGTAGGAAACGCCGACAAAGATGCCGACAGTGCCTGCCACGACAGCAGTAGTTACTGCCGCCTTTTCTACCGTACCAGTAGCAACCAGCTTAACGAAATCACCATAGAAGATGTCCGTTGCATACGCATTGGCAATCTTGATATGGCGAACTTTTCCGGTGAAAGAACCAGAAGCACTAAGAGTGCCTACGGGTTCTGCACCCATCGGAGTAGCCGCTGTAGCCATTTTAAGTCTCCAAACTTAGATTAAAGGCCAAAGCTCTCCGGTAAACCGGAGTCAACTTCGACCAAAGGTAGTCCGAGTTGACCGCTCAGGGTTGAGAACGGGCATTCGGGGATCGTTTTGCTTTAAGAAGTTGTTATCTACAGACTCCATCTGGCTGTTAGCGACGTTTTCATAATGGGCCTCTCTAGCCTGTGCTGTAGCCTCTGGCTGTTTGCACAGAAGAAGACCGCCAATTTCGATGTTTCCCTTAAATCGGGAATCGATATCAGACATCACTTCCAACTCTGGATGATCCTCTGCTTTCACAGGAACCCAGCCCTCTCGAAACTTCTGAGAGACATTCGTGTTATCCGCATGGCCCAATGTGCTGGTGCGTACCCACCGAAATACCCATCCGTCTTGCGGAGCAGGGTTCGGCAATACGGAGGCCGGAAGCCACGAATCGCTAGGTCTTGTCTCAACTTCTCTGGACTCTGCGTCCCTTTTAGTGCGCTGTTCTGCCATTACTGAGCCTCCTTCATAAGCTGGTTGGCATACTGTTCAGGGGTTATTCCTAGCCGCTTGGCTAGACTTAGCTGGGTGCGAGTCAGCTTAACCTTGCGTGGCTTTGCGCCGTTATTCCGCGAGGAAGGCGCTGTGACCACGGGTGGACTTTTGGCAGAGACTTCGTCTTCACCAAAATATTCGGGAAATTTAGACCGCATGGTGCGATCAATTTCCTGAAAGTACTCATCAGAGTTGGGGTCATATCCCTCATCCCTGATTAATCGCTCATGGACGCCATACGCCAGAGCGGTCATGTCTTTTTCTTGTCCGAACCACTGATTCTCTTCAGCCCATTTAGCCGCTTTTTCTGTCGGCTGTGGGGGCTGTTGCGGTTGCGGCTGTTGAGCAGGCTGTTGAGCAGGTTGTTGAGGCGCTTGCATTTGCGCCTGTTGCCACTGCTTCCACTGCTCTCTGTTCTGGGCGATTTGGTTGAACTGCTGATCGGCAGAGCTAAACTCCGCCTGAGCACGAATCATAGCCTCTTGGGCTTCGACAACCTTATCCGTGTTTCCCTCTTCGTATGCTTGGCGATACTGACCTTTAGCCTGCTCCAAAGCCAGATTAGCTCGCTCTCGAATCTGATGAACCAGATACTGCTCGCCTTCTTGGATGATTGCATGATACTTCTTGTTCTCATCCGCATACTTTTGCGCCACTCGGACAGCTTCTTCGCGCATCTTTTCAGCGGCTTCCCGCTGTCTTCGCTCTTCATGCTGTTGATAGCGGAGCTTGTTGATTCGCTTCTTAACTTTATCCGAGTAACCTTCCAGTTCATCATCGCCACTGCCTTCCTCCTTAGCTTCTTTTGCGGGAGGGCGGCGATCCTCTGGGGGTCGGTCATCTATAACTTCAACGTCCACGTCCTCGGCGGGTGTTGCCTTTTCGTCAAACGTCGCTTTGACACCAAAAAACTTGTCCTCAGAGGACATAGTCTGTTCTTCCATCTGCTCTTCGCTCATACCTTCACTATCCCCCTCGGGTCTTCAACTACTGCTTCAACGCTGTCGTCATTGATCAGGCGAAATTCTTTGCCATGAACCTTGAACCGCGTTCCGCTATATGAGCGCATTAGCACCCAATCTCCTTCCTCACACCACGGGCCGCTAGGAAAACGGGTTTTGTCCCCGTAAGCGTCTGCGCCCATTTTTAGTACAAACCCGCAAACAGAGCCAATCTCCTCCACCTGCATGGTTTCTCGTGCTTTTAGGATTCCCCCCTCCGTCATCTCTTCTGGCTCGGGGAGAGCGATAAGTAATTTGTAACCTTTAGGCTCAGGTAACTGCTTTGCAGTCTGAGTGTCTTCTTCAGTCATAATGCCTTTCCTGCACCAGAGGTCGGTGTCTGGTGTCACCATGCGTTACTTTGTGTAACGAATTACTCGCGCTCTATCCTTTCATCTAGGTCTAGTAGCGTGCGTTCTGCGTGAGCAAGACCTTGAATGATACCCACGTTACGAGAGTACTCATTCATATCCTTGCAACCACCAACGGCAAGGTGATCTGTCACCTCATTCATCTGGGTGCGGAGATCAGCTTGTATTGCCTGCAACAAGTTGTTACTTGCTTTCTTCGTCATTTAGCGTGTCCCTGACAAGATTAAATCCAGCCTTGAATCCCTCAATTTCTTGTTGAGACTCATCTTTGCTTTCTTGCATCGCAACCTTGGCCGCGATCTTTGCGCTTTCTAGGCGCTCTTCTTGATCCAGCTTCTCCATGTCAAGCATGGCCTTGGCTTGGGCCTTTCCTGCATCAACCTGAACTTTTGCCATGTCGGTTTGCGCCTTAGCCATAGCCTGCTGTTCTTTGAGCGCCAACTCTCGTTGTTGCATCTGAACAATCGGGTCTTGCTGTTGCTTGGCGTTTTGCTCGGCTTGGGCCATCATCTGGGCCTTTCCGGTAACTTGCTCTGCGGCTGGTGCCGCCAGTCTGGAAATGCGGAGTTCGATATCTTCCGGTAGCTTTTCGTCTGGGCCGGGAAGCTCAACACCCAACTCTTTCTCAATCTTAGCCCTGTATGCAAACGCGACATGTTCGGCTATGTGGGCAGACATTGCCGCTTGGATGGCATTTTTATTCGGCGCTCTGCCGACCATTTGCTGAATTTCCGGGTTTTCCAGTGCCGACATGTGAACCTGTATGTGCGCCTCGTGGTCCTGATAAATGAACGCCTTGACCGGCTCGCCAGTAATAATGTTCATATTCTCTGTGACAGGGTCTGTCGGCTTGAGGTCGTTCTCTGTCGGGACAATCTTGTCCGCGTCCTGAATGCCCAACACATCTAACATCTGGCGGTGAAGCAGTGGCATGTCATACATCTGGGGTGCCTGAGCCGCCAACTGCAACGCCGCCTGATACTGCATGATCCTTTGCGCCATCGTGCCTGCGTTAGGATCGCTGACCGGAATAATGTCTACCCGATCATCAAAGTCCATCGGTAACGCCTGCCCATCATCATCCTCGTAGGGATAAACCTCGGGTCCGTAGTCCCTGACAAGCTCTGCCAGTATCTTTAATTCTTTGGAGACTGCCGCGTGAACACGAGCCTGTACCGCGCTCATCACCTTCATCTCTCGCTCTAAAACTGCAAGCGTGGTGCCAACCGGCGCTTCACCATTGATATCTGAGGCTTTCACATCCGCCGCTGATGCGAATCGACGCCCCTCCTGAACAATGTCACCTAGCAACTGATAAAGGACGTTGCTTGGCTCCTTGTAAGGCAGGAACGTGATGTTGTCGCGGATTGCACCACCCGGAACGTCTACGTCACGGAACTCTCCGGGCATGATGGGAGTGTCATCGCCCTTGATCCTGAGCCCCCGAGATTTCAATCCCCCCGGTAGGTTGGCAAGTGTTCCGGCGTCTACCAACTGTCTCAGCAACGATGTTGCCGACTTGGATAGACCACCGATCATATGTACTAGGCCAAAGCCATAAAAGCCCAGACCGGGCAAATACTGATAGTGAACATAATGATCCCGCTTCATTTTCTTGGGATCGTTCTCGTACCAGTTGCGTCGAATCGACAAGATTGTTCTTGATGACTTGTCAATGGTAATGACGTAGGGCAAAGCAATGCCTGTAGGCTTGCCTCCATCCGTGTCTTCAAAACCAATAAGGTCAATGTCAACGTGCATCTCTAACAGGGTATGGCGATTGTCGAACTCGTAGTTTTCCGAGTCTCCAGTCAGCCGATCATACTTCTGCTGTATTTCTGAAATGTCCGGTGATGGTGCAGGTAAGTCCACATCAGAATAAAACCCGCTTACCTGTAACTTCCTGATCTCGTTGGAAGTTTTCTTCATTATGTGCGTAGCACGTTCACAAGTAGTCAGGTCTGACGCACCATAACTAACCACGAAATCCTCTGCTGGCACAAACATGGCGCAGGGTCTGCCCATACTTGGGTCAAAGTAGACCTTGCGGAAGGCGGAGCCTGCAATTGGCAGAGAAAACAACAGCTTCTCTGTCTCGGTGCGATACTCAGTCATTCGCTGTGTGATCAAGTAGTTCAGATAGTTCTGAACCCTGTGCGCCTGCTTTGTCTTGTCATCGGTGATCTTGCCGACGATAGACGTTCTGACCGGACCACTAGCAGGATATATCTCCTGTATGGTCTGTGCCTGAAAGCGTATAACTGCCTCAGAGAGCATGGGGTGAAAGACGCCACAGGCTCCCTCCCACGGCGTAGACCTGTCCTCAAACTTTAGTCCTAACAAGTCAAGACCACGGACATAGGAGTCTTCCCAGTCTGCACGGCTCATCCTGTCAGCATCAAACTGGGACACTAACTCACTGGCAAGACTGTCTAGGTCTCGCTCATCCATGTACTCAGCAAGATTAGAGCCATGCTCAACGCCCATAAGGGCAGGCATGTTGGGATCGAAGTCAATGATCATCCCGCCGTCTTCGTCCATCACGCTGACAGATTCAGGGTTCTCAATAACGATCTCTAGCTCTTCTGCCGCCCCAGAAGGGGCAAAGGGCGTTGCTACGCGATCAATAGCCACTTAGCCTCTTCCGCCTCGCTTGCCGCCCTTTGGCTTCGTTTTTGAGGTCATGCCGCCCCTGTACATCTTCTTCATGGTTTTGATCGGCCCACCAGCACTCATCTTGCCTTTGCCGTCAGCCGCATAAAACGGAACCATCTTCCCGTCCTTGGCAACCATATCCAGCTTTTTGTTGTCTCCATTCGAGGGAACCTTTTTACCTTTAGCCATGCCGGGAATCCCCGGAGACGGCATATCTGGCATTGTCTTGCCAAAATTTCTTTGCCTAGCTATTGAAAGACCGCCTTCGCCCTCTGAAAGCCTCGTTTTGCCACCGCCCCTCATTCTTGGGCCTTTGGCTGACATTTTGGTTCCCATCTTGGTCTTGCCACCACCACGCATACCGCCTTTTGGCATGGTTTTAGATTTCTTCTTCATCGCTTTCACCTGCGTATAAATTGTCGAATATCCTGTTTACGTCCAGCGTGTAATCCAAGTCCGACTTGGAGTAATGGATATGCTGTGACGGCCTGAAATCCGGTGCGCCTTCTCCTGCCTCCCACCATGCTGGATGTGTCACCCGCACACGGTTGTTAGGTAGCGCCACGATATTGCCTGTCCACGGGCCTGCATCCAGAAGCTCCATCACATGGCTCTGCTTGTGTTGAGCAGGGTCGTCTGCAATTTCATTTTCGGTGTAGTCCACTGTGAACATGTATCTTGCGGGGTAGAACTCCCCGTCTATCTTGGCAATCCAAGGGCATGGCGTTGCTCTATCAAGAACATAAACGCTGTGCTCCCTAGATGAGCAGTCCCACGGCTGAGCCGCGTAGACCGGCATCGGCTCGGGCCACTCCTGAAGCGGAGTGTCTCCGACCAAGGCAGTGATAGGCATCCTTGCCCACATCGCGCCTCCATGGATGTTTGGCTCGTCGTTGTCATAAGTTTCAGCGCCAGTAAATATGA